AAGATTAGAGCGAGTGGAGATATGCCCAACATGCGGGAGCAATTCTTTAAATTCAAACGGGTGGCGTAGAACAAAAACTCAAATTTATAAAAGGTTTGTATGTATGAACTGCGGGTCGTGGTGTCGGGGTGATGGTCACGATAAAAATGTGAGGGCAATATGAATTGCGACTCACTAAATATTTTAGGCCGTATTGTTCCAGTTAAAATTGGCGAAACTGACGACGGCAACTGTGGCGAGTATCATAAAAAAGCTATCACCATTATTGACGGCCTATCTGATGAGGATTTTATGGTTACTCTTTTACATGAGGGAGGCCATGCGTTTTTTGATCGTATCGGCCTTACGGGGCATATTCACAGTACAACCGAAGAGGTTATCGTCGAGGGCTTCGCTACATGGATAACTGAAAACTTTGACATAAGGTTTAAGAATGAAGGCGGCAGAGGTTGAAAATAGTTGTTTTGTGTTCCTTACAGGTCGCCAAGTAATTATTTTTGGCTGGACGCCAGTGCATATTGAGGCAATGGCCAAAACCCTTGAGATAGCGGGCTATCTGTGAAAACATGGGTTAAAGTCTTTATATGGAAGGATAAGTTATATACAAGAGTTACCGTGAAAGTATCTGATAACTATCCCCAATTTCCCGTTTATATATTCTTTAATAAGTCACAATTTAAACTATCCCACGTCCACCCTGTTAAGGATTTCATCTATTATCGGGAAGTTGTAGATGACCGCCCCAAAAAATAGGCACCAATCCTGTAATAACTACACGGTAACCATTTAATTTTTAGTGGAGCGCATTACTCGGCTATAATAGTGTCATAGACACTTTATAGGGAGGATATATGCAAACAAGTAAGTCTAAGAAAATCGAAAAACTATTGAAAGACTACGCTGCCCATTCAGAGGTATTGCGTGAGATGCAGAAGCAACAAAAAGAGATGAGACAGGAAATAATCAATAGCATGAGAGAATCAGCGCTATCTTGTGGCGACTATATAGCGGTCCTATCAGATTGCACCCGTCAAACACTGGATAAAGACAAGCTAAAAGAGGACTTTGGGCAAGACTTTATTAATAAATACACAACCATTAGTGAATATCAAAAACTGGAAGTCAAAGCAGCATAAGGGGGGTTTATGAGAGCATTAATTGTTTTAATTCTACTATCGGGATGCGCAGGAAATTTAAAAGATGGGCTCTATACAGGTGGTAGCCGTGAGGTTCAATCGCTACCCAATGAGGTTGAGCTTGGCATGGATAAGAGGACGGTTCGGGAAATTGAAGGCGAACCAGATAGAAAGGCGGCATCGAGGGGCACAGAGTATTTTATTTATAACAAAGGCTGGGGTATTGATCGCTACCAGTATTTTGTTAGGTTTATTAATGGCAAGGTAGACAGTTACGGGAGAGTTGGGGATTTTGATTCGACTAAAGATGAGAGTGTTAATATCAATATAAAACAGAGGTAAACATGACAGAAGATGATAAAAAACGAATCAAGCACGCCTTTGAAAATGGCACCATGACAGAGGTTAACGGCATCTTTTGGGAGATAATCACAAGGGAGCAAAAAGAGAGACTTTATAGTGGGGGTAAGTGTGAGCCGCAAAGAATACCTAGAATCAAAAATAGTTGAATATGAAACGCTAGACGAACAACTAACCAACAATCCTGATTGGGTATATAAAAATTGCAGGCGCAAGCTAAAGGATCGCCAATTTAGAGAAAAACACGGTAAGACAAGACTTGATAAGGCAATGGAGGATATAAATGGACAACGACTACCAAGACAGACTAAGGGAAATACGTCTAGCAATAGGCAACGCCAATGAGATAGCGCCAACAGATTGGGCAAAAGAGATGTTGGCGTATATCGATAAGAAGGTTAACGAACTACAGAGGGGTGTTAGTGTTCACTCTCAAGAATAATTTTTCCCTCAACACCCCAAATTTTTTTAACGTCAACATAATGTGATATGTGGCTATCCTCGTCGCACAGCGCGTCTTGAAATGCTTTCAATAGATTGTCAAGATCAGGTCTTGATTTATGATACTTCCCGTCAAATTCTCTCCGTTTTTTATCGCTCCAGCTTGCGGCCATGGGTAGGACAAAGGTCACGCTCAGACGCTCAGAAAGGGTGATATTAGCGCGCTTACAATACTCCCTTAGCTCATTAGCATAGTTGAAATACCGAACCACACAGGGGCGCTTTTTCCATTTATCAGACTGTGTCATGCGTGGTTTCGGCACTGGAGAAATTGGGATTTCCATGTAATAAGTCTATTAAAGCAAAGGAGTTAAGTAAATGGACGATTTTATAGAATGGAGGCCAACCGCCTACAGTAGAAGTTATTGGGTTAATACCCTTGGTGACGTAATGAGCATCAATGAGAGAGGCACAAAACCATTAAAACCACAAAAGAAATTCAACGGGTATGTGGCCGTAAATCTTTATAATAACAAAAAAATGAGGACATTTAGTATCCATAAATTAGTCATGGAGACTTTTTACCCAAATAGACCAGCCGGTAGTGTTATTGACCATATAGATTTTAATAAAGAAAACAATAACATCAAAAACCTAAGGTATGTCACACAGGAAGAAAACCTCAGGCATACAATAGATGCGGGAAGAAAACCTGTTAAAGCTGGGTCAAAATCGCCAGCCAGCAAACTCACTAGGGAGGATGTTTTTAAGGTTGTAATCATGAGAAAGGCAGGAATAAAGGTGAAGCACATAGCAGATCATTTTACAGTATCACAAACGGTGATCCATGATGTTTTATCTGGAAAAAGCTATAAATGCGAAGGGCAGGAGTTTAAAGAGAGGTTTTCGAGTCAACAGTAAAGAAAAACCCAAGGCGCTTGGCGTGTAAAAATGCGATTATCTGGACTTGAATTTGTTTCTCGGTCACTAATCTATTAGGGAATATTTACCGGGAATTGTAAAGAATAGCAGCCAATGATCGGGATAAAATGGACATTTTACTTTTTAAAAATCATCGGCTACTATCTTCAACACTCATTTTGCAGGCACCAATTTACCACAATCTTTTAAAAATTCAAGTGGCCTGCGTATAAATACGGAGGTTTTTATTAAGTGGTTTAAGCATTATTCAAACGCTCACACTAATAAAATGATCCAAGCAATAATATCCGAGTCAGGTCTGGCCGATGCCATGAGGTACTGGCTACTACTTGAGTTACTGTGCAGCGAATTCAAAAAAGACACCACAGAATTTATCTTTTCAACGCGTCAATTACAGGATGCGTTACATATAAAGTTCACCAAAAAGCTAACAACTTTTGCGCAACTTTTGACCAACTTTTCGACAACTTTTGACCAAAAGTCACTCAACTTTTGCCAACTTTCGGATAATTTTTGGAAAATTGAAACTCGTATTATACTGGATTTAATGGGAAAAGACTTCAAAAGGACGCGGCTTAAAAGCGGCAATGCCACCCCTAAGAATAAAGAAGAAAGAATAAAGAAGAAAGAATATATATGTGCCAGTGATTTTTCGGATGATTTAAAAAAAATTTACGCAGGGTACCCACGGAAGGAAGGTACCAAAGTCGGTATGGCGCGTCTAAAAAAACAGATTAAAAACCTTGATGACCTTAACCGCTTCCGACAGGCCGTGGAGAACTACACTGACATGGTCAAATCTGAAAACCGGGAGAGGAAGCATATAAAACAATTTTCCGCTTTCACTAACTGTTGGGAGGATTATATCGAAAAACCCACAACCACTCTAAGCGCGGTTGAAGATGATATGCGTAAACTCTTAGGGCCTGCGAGCTATGACCTCTAGCGAAGAGTTAAAAATATTAAAACAGCTTTCCGAGGAAACCCATTTTAAAACGGGGCTTGGTTTTTTATCGGAGCATCGGGGATGGCGACGAGGGAAGATACATACAATTTTAGGAGTAAGTCATGGCGGCAAATCAACACTTATCCGAACATTGGTTAAGGATATTACAGAGCATTTATACCGCAAGGAGTTTGTCGGGGTGTACTTAAGTGAGGAATCTAAGGATGAATTATTAATTGAACTTTCCCACACTGACGGGGTTGATTTAAACAGGTTGGTTATATTTTCAGAGCAGGATTACTCGAGCAACAATCCTGAGAAATTATTTTTTGTTTTACAGAAACTGGCCGAGAAAACAGATATTTTATTTTTGGATAATATAACAACGTCACTCATATACGCCGACAGAAAAATAAATGAACAAACACAAATGGCATTAAAAATAAAACAGCTAGCGAGTGAAAAAATGATCCCAATTGTAGTGGTTGCACATACAGGAAAACAAATTGGCACAGGCTATCCGCGAATGATTGAGATGGATGATATCAGAGGATGCTCCACCCTGGTAAATATTTCACATTTCTTTTATGTACTCCAATCAATCTATATCGGCGAAGAGAGGCATAATATTTTGCGTATAACCAAAAGTCGCGGCCAACCTGTAGAAAATACCATATTCAAACTTTACTACTACAGTAAGAGCCGTATTTTTGGTAAGTGCGAGGCGATTGATTTTGAAGTGTTTAGTGAATTATTTAAAAGAAGGAATAAGCTATGAAGTGCTGGTGCGCGGACATTGGTTATACTTGCCTTGAATGCGAAAAGGAAAACAAGTGGGGATTATTGAAAGATAGCGACAAGGCGAAGTTGTTAAAATATTTATACAACCAAGAAACAGACACTATGAATTGGCTTAATGAAAACAGCTTGTGTGTTTCAATGGTGCCCGACAGATACTGCGGGAATTTAATAGGAGTACAAAAATAATTAGAGAGGTAGAGGATGAGTATTAGTATATGGTGGCTACTTTTAGTCCCGTTGGCCTTTTTGGTGGGAGTTTGGATTGTGGCTGCAAAGGTTTTTGGGGGATGGAATTTGTGGAAGTAAGAAAAAGAATTATAGAGTCGATCGCTAGTGGTGTAAATATAGAAATTAGGCCCGTGATTAATTCTAAAATTGAATCGCTTGAGCGGGCAGGTGTTGAATTTGAGAGCTATAGACACGCTTTTTCTCTTGGATATATTACAGGTATGAGTAACCCAACATTTGAAGCTGTGCAGGAATCTGTTAGGGTAATGAAGTTGTTTGGCTCTCTTGATGATAACGGCAAAAGAATAATTATGTTAATAATGGATGGAATTAAGGCGAGATATAAGGATAAGGAGACGGATAATGGTTGATTTAATAATAAACTACGATAAGAAAACGGGCGAAAGTCTGGAGTATTGGCCGTGTGACGGGGTTAATGTAAAATCTCATGGGTTTCATATTTTAGACAAAAACAATTGTGAAATAACTCAAATATGGCTTGATGATAAACAGGCCAAGTCTCTTGCTTTTGGAATATTAAACTCGCTAACGAGAAAAATAAAAGTGAGCGGGGTAGGGGATGAGTAGAAACTGTGTAACTCACTTTCACGCTTGTGATTGTCGAGAAGAAAAATTCAAAAAACTTGAAGAGGAAAACGCCGAACTGCAGGCTAAAATCAAGCAATTCGCTGCGTGTATCGGGGATTTCCATAGGCTTGGCAAGTGTCACACAACAAGAGAGGCATGGGTTTGCGCTGGTAAATATATAGAAAAACATGCCACCACAATAAAAGAAGCTGAAGAGTTATTAAAAAACGAGGTAGAGAATGAATAAACACAGTGGCTCATCCTTCGACGACCTTTTAAAAGAGGAAGGAGTGGAAATTGTGGAGATAACAAATTGCGCCCATGGGAAACCCATCAAGGAAGACTGTCAGGAGTGCATAACAGATAAGATTATAGACGATCTTAGGGATGATATATTGGAGCTTAGGTATAAGTTGGAAAGGGCAAAGGAATTAATTAAAAGCGTTACTGACGCTTTAGATGACGAACACCAGATATTCTCACTAATAGCTAGGGTAGAGTGTGAGTGTAGGAAATGGCTTATGGAAAACGAGGTAGAGAATGAATGAGATATATCAATTTTTTAAAGCCCTCGCCTTAGTGCTCTTAATAAGCTCTAGTATTATTTTTTTTATTATTGGTGTTGTCGAATCAGATTTAGATGGGAATTGCGAATATCCATCTATTGCATCGTACTTCCCGACTAGGGTGATGGCGTGTGAGTTGTTTAAGCATCGGTTTGAAAACCAACAAAAGAAAATCGGCGAGATTAATGAAAAAGCATGGGAGAAGACAAGATGAGCGATATGAAAAAATGCTTCCGTTGCGGGCTTTTTGACAGTGAAGATGGGGTCTGGGTTTGTCGTATGCATGGCCACAGTATTTCTGAACCATTCAGGGAAGTGTGTCCTAAAATTATTCAAGTCGACGATTATATAGATAACCAAGTTGAGGATATTTGTAAAAAAGAAATAGCACTTGTGAAACTCCAGAAAGAACTCGCCACCGCTAGAAAGGTTATTGAAACGTACCAATGCCCAACTTGCGCTGGTGAAGATTTCGCATCTGATAAATGTGATGAGTTAATATCATGTAAATGGCTTAAAAAAACGAGGTAGAGGATGAGTGAATTTTGCAAACAATGCTCAATACTAATTTTTGGGGAAGATTTTGGAAACCTGAAAGGTATCTCAAAGCCTGAAGATGCGGAGAAAAATATCTACCCTATAGTAATTTGTGAAGGCTGTGGGCCAATTCAAGTTAACCCTGAAGGTGAATGTATAAGTAATGACTGTTTAAAAGCACCACACAAATAAGAAAACGAGGTAGAGGATGAGTGAAACAAGACTAGAGTTTTGGAGTCGTCAGACTTTAAAAGAAACCGCTTCTAAAATACTTTGCGAATGGGCAGAAGATAGCAAGGAAAAGGATAGACGAATCGCGGAACTCGAATCTCGATGTAAAGAGTGGGAACAGAGGGCGCAGGTGATTGGCGGTAAATATTGGGACAAGGTTAATGAGTGTAAAGAACTTCAACAACAATATGCCAGAAAAGGAATAAACGGAGTTTATGACGAAAATGGAATAACGAGGTAGAGAGTGAATAGAACAGAGAGTAAGTGACAAAAGAAAATTACCGCGCTACAATAAAACATGGCGCGTCTACTGATTTACCTATTAGTTATCACCAACATAGAGCCAATCGACTACATAGACCTCACGCCTCGCCCTGAATATATTGAAACCAAAGACCGCCCCGACATTGAAACGGAATACCTGGACATCTACGAATCGGACTACCAGCGAGAACTCGACGCTATCAATCGGGAGTTTGCGGGGATAGATTTTAGTTTCTAATCTCGGAAATGGTAAAAATTGGTTGACCTTGCGGATATTAGCCTATTAGCATTAAAGCATGGCGCGAACTAAACGAGAATTGCCGCAATTGAGCTTAATGCAAAAGCGGTTTCTTAAATATTACCTAATGGACCCAACTAACGCCGCAGAGGCAGCACGCAAGGCCGGATACAGCCCCAAAACGGCGGCAAAAAAGGCCCACTTAATGCTCAAGGCCAAAAACACCCCCCTTTTGCCATATCTAGAGCAAGCTGCCAGCACAGGCGAATTAGAAATAGGCATGTCGGAAACCGATCTTTTTAATATGCTTGAGGGTATGGCCACCGTAAACATGTTTGACTTTATTAATGTCAGCGGAGGGAGAACCATTGAAGTAAAAAGTCTTGAGGATATACCTTACGACTGGGGGCAGTATGTTAGAAAAGTTGAAGAAACGGCGCATGGAATAAGGATAGAGTTCTATGACAAGTCAAAGCCTATAGATATGCTTTTAAGGGCCAAGGGGGCCTATTCTAAGGACAATGAACAGAAAGCAAGCCTCACGATAGAGGAATATATTAAGAAAGTTAGGGACGATGAGAAGGGAAGCGATCCAATACAATAATATAGGTGATCGCATTAGATTTGTGCGAAACACTCTAGGTCTAACAATGGATACCGTAAGCCGTAGCACAGGTATACCAGTAGCATCTTATGCCAACCTGGAAAACAATCAGAGAACAGGGTTTTATGAACAGCTATACAGGCTTTCCCGCTTTTTGAACAAGGCCTGGCAGGATAGATACGGCACCTTTTCGGATTTCCCAAAATATCAAGGCGACTACTTAACAGATATATCAATTTTATGGATTATGTTCGGTGAAGATTATTTAAAAGACTTATACACAAAAAAGGTTGCAGAGATTGAACAACGCTTTAGGGAGCGTGAGTTTGAGCTACTACAGCAACTGGAGGAACTTAAATGAGTTATTTAACAGTGTTAACAAAACACGCCAGAGACAATGGGTTAGAATGGGACGGCAGGGCATCGGTGCCAAAATTAATTAAACTACTATCCGATAGTGATATTGATGTGCCAGATGACCCAGGTAGCGGATTTGCCGCCGAGTTTTCTGCTTTGCAAGACAACTTCGGTAAATTAGGGAAACTCTCTGTGAGGCTTAAAGGCATTAAAGACCGCGATGAAAAGAAAAGGATACGCGACGGCTATAGTATAGGTATAAATCGTGTTAAAAAGGCAGCGAAGGCGCTTAAATTGGAATTGTTAGAGCGTGGTGATAAAGAAGATTATTTTAAGGTGTTAAAATGGGAGCGCTCGCGCCGTCTTATTGATGTGAATGACGAATATGCTCTCAATGATTACGAACAGAGTCAAATTAAAGACAGATGTTTGTGCGTATCTAAAACACCCGTGGCCATACCCGCGCAAGTTGACGAAGAGTATCCATATTTTAAAGAGTGGTATGATTCAGAAGAGCGTCAGTGCTATATGTATACCGTTTATATTAAATACATCAAAGCGCCGGAGGATCAAATCGGTAAGGCCCTGGCATGGGATATTGAAAATGGGTATAAACCAGATAAGTCTGAATACCCAAAAGAAAAGGTTTTATGGCGACGCCACACATGGCGTGAGTCAGAATTTAAGCGTTATTTCAAAGTCGATGACGACAAATTATTGGAGAGTTTATATGAGTAAGACAAAGAAGAAGGTTGCGGCAAAAACAGTTTCTCAACGTGTAGCAAGCGAGAAGGCAGATAAGCGGGAGGCATTTAAAACCCCCCCACAGCCAAATAAAGCCGGGCTGGAGGCCGAAAAGGAAGCTGCTGCCCTCGCCAAAAAGGTCGCCGGTGCAAAATTTAGACCATGCGTGGCAAAAGTAAACATTCCCGCCAGAAACATTTCAAACCAGGAGAAGTGTCTTTTTCTGGAAGACGACGGGCTTTTTTATGTGAAAAAAGATGCAGAGGCAGCATTGCCAACACGCTTCAATAGAAAGTTATTTAATAGATATTTCACTGTCAAATAAGGCAGGCGGGCACGTCCCGCCATTTTTATGAGTATTACCGACTATCATTTTTACTGCCGGAATTTTCTTCGGATTAAGACAAAGCTAGACGGTATCCAACCGCTTATTTTGCGGAATTATCAGTATAAATTTATAGATTTTTGGGAAAATATCCGTGGTCCCGTGAGAATTGTAGCGCTCAAGCCAAGACAGGCGGGGTTCTCAACCATAACGGCCTCAAGGTTCTCACACCGTATGTTTACTGATTACCACTACACAGGGTTAATGATGGCCGATAAGAAGGCGCGAACGGACACTGTAGCGGGCATCTATAAAACATTTTTAAATGAGTTAGACGGCGATATAAAGCCAATGATTGCTAAAAACAACACAGAGGAAGTACTACTGGATAACCCAGATGAAAAGCTAAGAAAGGTTAATCCCGGCCTAGGAAGTGGGATCATATTTGAGACAGGGAACGACCCCAATGCAGGACGATCTGGAACAAGGCGCTTTGCGCATCTCACAGAACACGCATTTTATAGATATGCAAAAGAGATTGATGACGGGGTTCAAAACTCCATCCCTTTGGCAGATGACACAGCTATCATAAAAGAATCAACTGCAAACGGTAGGGCAGGGACGGGAAAAAGTTTTTATGATTTATGGCAAGCGGCCAAGCGCGGTGAATCCATCTATAAACCCTTTTTTGTGGCCTGGTATGAGGTTGATGATTACTTTATCACCCCTCCAGACAATTGGAAGGCGACTAAGAAAGAGTTAGATATATTAAAAAAGCATCCAACTGTGACCGAAGCCAATTTAATGTGGCGCAGGCTTAAAATACAAGAATACCTCAATGACGACGAAGACACTATATTGACGCCTGAAGAGCGTTTCTGCCAGGATTTCCCATTGGATGACGAGGAAGCATTTTTATCCACTGGTGCCCCTGTTTTTGATAACGAGAAGGTTAATGCGCTAATTAGAAAGCTGCGGGAAAATAAACCAATCGAAATACAGCATAGGTTTGAGATTAAAAGTCGTATAGTTAAGCAGTTTTTTGACGGCCTTAAGATATATGCGCCCCCAAGGGAAAATAGGCAGTACTATATAGGCGCCGACGTATCGGAAGGACTGGCAATAGGCGACGCCTCTAGTGCTTTTATAATGGACCATGAGTACAGACAAGTGGCCAGATGGCACGGGAAAATAGACCCCGACATGTTTGGTCACTTACTAATCGCTATTGGGGAGATATATAATAACGCGCTAATCATCCCAGAATCCAACGCCATGGGGCATACGACTGTGACAACTATCAGGAATCAGGGCTATCCGATGCTTTATAAAGAATTGGTCGAGGACGAATCAGAGGGCAAGCGTGTCGTTAAGTACGGGTGGCGTACCACTGTTAAAAGTAAAATGGACATGCTTAATGAGGCCGTTAAATTTATAAGGGATGGCGAATGTCAGATATTAGACGTCAAGCTACCAGAAGAGATGGCGCTGGTGGCAAGAGAAGAAAACGGAAAGGTTGTTTTAAATGGTAGGGATAGAGTCGTCGCCTTTGCTCTGGCATTAATGGGGCGCAAGCATTACAATTTTAGTGAGAGGACAATCCCCAAAAGGATAAACTCAGTGACTGGAACGGGCGAAGAAGAGCGCATTGCATGGGAGCGGAAGCATAAAAAAAGTAAAGCCGATATGTTTGACTAGGTGTGATCATCTGCACGCCCAAAAAATGGACATGCTCCAGACCCTTTTCGCTGCGACCCTATTGATGCTATTGTTATTTTATGGTGACCATTTTAGCAATATCCCAAGTAATAACCCTGATAATACTATGGAAGTTAGTCAGGACAAGTGAGCCTGAGCCGACAAAGCCGTTACCCCGCCCGATATTCAAACCGAAAGAAAAACCCAGAGAGCTAGAGCATTTCGTCCCATCGAAAGACCTAGACTATATCATGAGCGGCAAGAGGGTTGACCCTTTCGACTAGAATGACGGGAGTGTGTCGTCTACTAAGTAGCCGTCGATGCTAAAATTAATTGACAGATTACTTGAGGTTGCGCCCGTCACCCTAGCCCTAACGTCGGTCTTCTCCAAGAATCTCTCATATTTACCATCGAGCAAATCGTACTGAATCGAGGAGCTTCCTGCTGTATCAAGTCCAAAGGTTTTAATGGTTCGCCATGTTTGAGTGTCGTATCTTTTTATCTGGAGCGCTACCTCTGCCGCGCCAGACGTGTTTTTTAGGATAGATGCGCGAATTACATTGGCCAGCATGCTTTTTCCGGCCGGGACCGAAAATATACCACCTTTAAGTGTCCCGCCCGCGCCGACAGGTATTGTGCCTATGGTTGTGGCCCCATGTTTAATGGATATAATCCCCTCATTAACCTCGCTCGAACCGGAGGAGATACATTCAGCAGAGTTGATTCTGTAAACGTCTGTGTCAGCGGTAACAATACTTGCACCATTTAACGTAACGTCTTGGGTTGCTTGGACATAGTCCTCGCCCATATAGGTTAACCTTACCGTTCTGCAACCAGTCCCGGCGGCGGTATCATCTGCGTCTGCACTTACAAGAGTTGTCGCCTGCGCACTTGTGGGCCATGGGTAAGCGCCACCCGTCGCCCAGATATCCTCGGGAAGATCGGCTGTGTCGACATCCGCATTTTCTCCGAACCTTCTAAAATTCTCCCAGCCTGCAATTTGCCCCATTGAAACATAGGCACCGAAAGACGGCTTGGGATCGTCAGCAAAAGAGCTGAAAGAAAATAAAAACAACAAGAGTAAAATAAATTTAATCATCAAGTATTCCTTTTTTGAGCGCCTCAGCTTCCCTGTCAGAAATCTGCACTCCATAATCATACACCTTTTTTAGTATGTCGTCGGTCCAGTAAGTAGTTTTATGTTCATTTTTTGGCAAATCCTCATAGCCAAGCTCAATTAGCCCCATATTTTTTAAATGGGCGTTATACTCTGCCTTTGTTGCACAATACTTACCGATGCTCCGCTGATAGCCTGGGGCAAAACCGTCATTAACGCTTTTATTTGATTTAATTACGGCCATTTTAGGGTATCCGCAATTAAAGCAGCACCATCCACTTGACGAGTATTGTTGTTTTTCAAACTCTTCGGTATTGAAATATCTGTGAAACTCCCCTCTGCACTTTGGGTTACGACAGTGAAACCTATAAGACTTGCTCATTAACGCTCCTTTCTCATTTATGGAATATTTTAACACTAGTTGTTGTCGTTTGTTAACATTAGTGCATGGGTTTATTTAATCGTGACAAGTCGAAGTCAAAAAAAGTAGACGAAAAAGAATCAGACGCATCCTTAAAGGTAGTTGATCGCGTTAAAAAAGACGTTAGTAAGTATTTTGACAACTTTAAACGCATCAAACGTGAGGAAGAGGAAGCATATCATGGTGTGATATGGAAGAATCAGCACGGCTATAAACCCTATGAAAACGAAATATTTAGCCTAATTGAAACAGAAGTTCCCATTTTATCTGACAATTTCCCTGCCCCAACCGTTAGTGTTGTTGATCCCGCCAAAAAAGACGCTGCCAGGAATCTGGAACGCGCCATTGAATGGGTTAATGAAGACCAGGATTTTAGCTTAAAACTTCCTGAAGTTGTCCGTGATGCCCTTGTTGCAGGGCCGGGATGGATACATGTTTATTATGATCAAAACGCCGCCAACGGCAATGGTCGAGATATTTACGAGGTCGTGCGCTATGATAAAGTAAAACTAGGCGGCAGCGGCACACTGGTTGATGACGCATCAAAATGTCGTCTTGAATTAAGGCGCTCTAAAGAATGGTTAAAGCTCACATATCCTCGGTTCGCTGAAAAGATTGATAAACTAAAAGGCAAAGAGGACGACACCGAGGACTCTTACCGGGGCTACGAAACACAGGATAGCGGCGCAGGATACGCTAGGCGATCAGTGCCAAAGGAATATCGTGACGAGGACGAGTTGTGCCTTGTTAAAACCTACACAAGAGACTTCAGCGTCGTATCTATACCAGATGAGGAAACAGCAGAGGAACTCGCCAGAGAATACGAGTTTTTAAGCGACGGCGAAGCTCCAGACGTTTCCAAGTGGCAAAATCACAAAGCACATATTGAACAACACGCCAAAGAAAGAGCGGAGTTGTGCGCACAGTTGCAATTACAAGCCAACGCATCTATCGAAGAGATAATGCAAGTGGTTGATGAGTTAACCCAACAGGCACCCGAGGCAGCGGAGCAATTCTCTGGGATACCTGTAAAAATACAAGTCCTTGACGCTCACTCGCAAGAGCATGAAGAATTTTTAAAAGAGAATCCAAAATCTGGAAAGTTGAAATATAAAAACGGCTTGAGATGTATCGAAACGGTTCAAAGAATCGTTCTTTATGATGGGCCGTCTAAAGACGACCATTGCGAAATCCCTTTGGTTCCATTTTATTGTTACCGCGACGGCACATTTTATGGCGTGTCAGAGGTTAGGCACTTGCTTGATTCTGCTAGAATGAAAGCAACATTAACCCATGCCACCTATAAAGGGCTACAGTTAATTGGAAACCCTGAGAAAGAAGTTAATACCGAATCAGGTTTAACTAAGGACGACGTAACAAACGAACCTGGCGCTATATATGAGGTAAAACAAGGGACATCATGGAGTGTTAGAGACATTCCCCCAGGTCAGATATCGTCCCAGTCCGTACAATGGCAGGCCGAGCGCGCAGAAAAGATGCGTGAAATATCAGGCATGACACAGCCAACCACTGGCGAGCTACCAGACCATCGAGTCAGCGAGGTAACGGTTACTAAGGC